AATGGCAAATGAAATGGCAAATGAAATGGCAAATGAAATGGCAAATGAAATGGCAAATGAAATGGCAAATGAAATGGCAAATGAAATGGCAAATGAAATAGCAAATGAAATGGCAAATGAAATAAAAACAGAACATCATTATGCAGCAATTATCCAACGAAATATGAGAATGATGCATATGAGAAAACTATTAAAGTCAATCTTTCCAATTCGTAAACATCGTGAAAAAAAATATGAGGATTTTATGGAATGGTGTTGTGATAAGAATATTAAACAAAATAGTATTCTATTTACAAAAATACTATTTCCGGAGAGAGATTACAAGCAAATTTTAATACTATCCAGGGCAATTAATTTAATTATCTTTTCATATTTCCATCCCAAATTATTTGAAAGTGCCGCAAATGATGAAATTAAAAAATGCAGTGAAGATATTAAAACAAATAAAAGTGAATTTATACATTATTTCATTTTGCTTCAACGCAAACGTTCTTATTTTAGTTTCACTACTATTTGTAATAAATTACGAAATAAAATAGAAGAACATCATGCTATAATAATAAAATGGAGAGAATTGGATAAATGTCATTTAGTACAAGAATGTATCGTTCAATATTTTGAATTAGAACATTTAAACACACAACTTAAAGAGGAACAAAACAAAGATAATTTAAGCGATGAACAAAAAGAATTAAATACAATCACAAATAGGAGAATTATAATTGAGAAGAAAAAAATTAAAAGAAGAATACATAATTTAGATGGAAAACGAGGTTTACGTGTATTTAATCATATTGTAGAAAAAGTAAATCAAATAGAAATGGCAGAAGATACGGCAGACAATAAAATAAAATTATCAAAAAAACAATTGGAAATACAGATTAAAGAGCAGATGGATAAAGCATATTGGGACACTATTGAAAAAGATGTTAAAGATAAGAATTTTAATTCACTTATTTCTTTGGTTGAGGATATTTTAAGATTGTTTAATAAAATATATACAAGAAATAAAAGGTTTCTTTATTCTTTACATGAAAAAATCGATTTTGATTTTATGAAAATGAGATGTAAAAATAATACAGCAGATGGGAAATATTGGGCTTCTATATTTCATTTATTATTGGAGTTTACAAAAGATAGTGATTCTAAGGAAAATGAAGAAACATATCATGTTATTGAAAAAGATATATGTGAATGGGAACCCAGGCAAGTTGATATTTATAAAATAAAAAAAACATTTATCTGGATTCATGAAAAATGCAATGAAATTATTAATATTAAAACAGATGTTGAGAACACGCCTTTATATCAAAACATGATAAAATAAATAAATAATATAATGAATATAAACATCACTAATAAAAATATTGTTTTTTTATTTAATCTATCGACACTAAAATCATAATCATATGGTTTATTATTTAATTTATATATTATATTTTGACATACATAGGGGGCAATTGTTGCCCCTATAAATGAACCTCCCCTAATGTAAATTATATTGTTTTTTTGTGTATAAAAAGGGAACATATCCACAGAAGTAGAACGAATATCCTTTTCTATTTTTAATATTTTTTTGCATTTATATTTGTCCCATAAAAACAGCGTTTGAATTTGTTTATTTATTTTATTAAAATTAAATTGGTGTGAAGAATCGCCTACGTAATACCCACCACTAACAACTAAATTATTATCATGTGTCCTGGAAACAAACATATTATTTTCAATTTCTAGACATGCTGGTTTAATATCACTATCAATTGTTATTTTATATCCAGCTATATGCTCACAATAAAAATGTTTATTACTATAGTTACCAAAACAAACAAATACATTATCATAATCCTTTGAATATTGTGATATATCCGCCTTTTTAATTTTTTTATAAATAATAGTTGCATTTTTATGATTTTTCAATACTGATATTAGTTTTTCCAATACATATTGTCCTTTAAGTTTAAATGTATCATTGCATTCTCTTGGAGTTATATGATATTTTTTTAAAATTTCCAAACTTTTTCTTATGAATTTAAATTTATAATGGTTATAAGAAACAATATTCAATATAAACAATAATAACCATATTACATTTAATTTTGTAAATTCATATAATGGCTTTTTTTTATTAAGAATTTGAATGTGTGTTTTTTTATATCCTGTGGCATAGTTAAAACTTGTACTATTGAATGTGTCTGTTATAATATCAACTTTATGATTTTGATTCAATAATTCTAAGGCAATATTAATACCCATTGAACCACCACCTAATACAAGATATTTCATTTAAATACAATCAATATTTTTATATAAAGAGCAAAAAGTATAAAAAATTATAATTCGATGTTTTCATCATATTCCGTATATTTTTTAAAATATGTTGAAAACATTGTATTTTGTTGTTTTATTAAATTATCCTCTCCCAGCAAACTTAAAGCATTGACTGGACGATATTTATATTCCACTTTTTTAGGGGTATTTTTGTTATATTTTCTGATAATATATCCTTTCATTAATGATGATAAAATAAAAATTAATATTATTGGACCCAATATCCCAAACATATTTATATACTATTATACTTTTTAAAAAAAAGTATAAGCGAATAAGTGAAACAATCAGCAACCATAACAAAAATATTAATCATGCCATTAGATGTCCATAATTTCAGTTTCAGGAGCATCGGTAGGAGCATCGGTAGGAGCATCGGTAGGAGCATCAGGAAGAGCATCAACAGTAGTTTCAAATTTGGTTTTCATCCATGGATCCACTTCTTCCATTTCCTCGGCAATATCTTGCTGTTTTTTATCATTTTTTTTCTTTTCTTCCATTGTCTTTTTCATTGCATCTTGTTGGGTTTCTCGTTTTTGTTGTTCATAGAATAAATCCTTACGAATCTCATTCTCTTTATATTCTTTCATAAGAGTATTTAATTCTTCCTCCAAATATTCTTCATTTTCAATATGGTCAGCACATGGGTCCCAGGGCAACCATGCTCCAACAGCACCCACAAATACATTAAATGACCTATCTTTCCGTTGTAGTGCTTTGGCTCGGCGTTCCGCCTCAGCATAACTTCCATAAGAACCACGTACCTTTACACCCCGCACACTTGTTTTCCCATTTGATTGTTTTTCAAATAATTTATCCAGTTGGTCATTAAATTTATATTTAAAATCATCGTATTTATTAACAAATTGGTCATATGTATATCTCATATGATAATGTAATTCATCACGTAAACTACTTCTAATCTTATTTTTAAATGTATCTGATGCATTTTTTGTTAATTCATCAATCTTTTTCTCAAAATCACCACACACCTGGGACATATATTTATTAAACACGAATAATTCTTTTTGTGTTATCACTCTTTCTGGTGATACAAATGAAAGACACACATAATTTTGCCCTTGGATAGACCCATCTGTTTCAAGGTATTCACTTGTTTCCGTGACATCATCAAGTCCAGCAGTTTCAAATCCAGTCGTTTCAAATCCAGTTGTTTCTTCAAGTCCAGTGTTTGTTTCGTCCGTCATAATTTGATTATATAATTACTTATAATAAACTTCTTAAGTAATTTAAACGAATAATAAAATTCTTTGGTAATTTTATATAATTATGCTAAAAAATATTGACAAAATTAAACGAATGATAAAATACACTATAATGACATTATTGGTTGCTCTGGCAGCATTAAGTATACCCAAAGAAATGATGAAAAGAACAGATGCTTTATTAATTGGCATTGTTTCGTCAACTATTTTTGTCATTTTAGATTTAGTTTTCCCATCAATCTGCTTGAAATAATAAGATACATATTAAACAGATGGAATAAATTGCCATTTTAAATATCCACAAATATTTTTCCATATTTTATCTTGTTGATGTAATTTTTCTCTACTTTTTAGTAACATAAAACATGATAAAAACTCATCCATTTCCAGCAATTGCATGAATTTATGTAAAACATATGAATAAGATAAAAAATTTTTCCGGTCTTTTGGGCAAAATTTATGAAATGGTAATTGAATTTCTTTAAACATTCTTCTTAATTCTTCTTCAGTTTCACGTGTGATTGTAGGTGGTGGAATACCATTTAAACGATTTTTAATATGTGGTATATGCTCATAATATTTATTTAATTTTAATTTTTTTAAAATCTCTCTTAATTTTTCAGTTGTTAATAAACTTATATTTTTTATTCTCTCTTTTTTAAGTTCTGATAATATTTTGTCATATACTTCATTGGGAATATCAGTGCTTTCTTTGGCCTGAAATTGAGCCAACCATTCATTTAAATGATTAATTCGCTTATAAGCAAAATAACTTAATTCCCTGGGCGGTTCTTTATAACTTGGTTTGTCTGAATCAATCAATATAAATTTTTCATCACCGCATTTTGGACAAATCATTTTGCCATCACTCATAAATAATTTTCTTTCAACATTACAATTCAAACAAAGTTCAATTGATTTATCCTCATATTGGTCAATGCTTAATTGCTTATCACCCACTTTAAGTGAATATGTTTCATACATTCGTTCCTTACTCAATGATGATTTATTCAAAAAATTATGAATATTTTTGTGTTTTATTCTTAATTCACTATTCTCTACATTTGGATTATTATTTTTATCCTTAAAAAAATCTATAATCGTTTTTTTATTGGTTTGTGAATTTCCATTTAATTTTTTTTTTTTAGGTTTTGGTTTATTTTCATTCAATTGATTATAATATGAAAATAAGATACTACCAGTATCTAATAAATAACTTATTTTCTCATTTTCCTTTGTTTCCTGGTTTAATTCTTCTTTGAACTCTCTTATAATGTCTTTTATTTCAAGTTTATCCTTTAATTGCTCTTCTGTTAAACATTTATTTAAAATTCCATCAAAAGCATGTAAATTTTCCTCAAGCATTTTTAGTTGGTCTTTTTTGTCTTGTATCAAAATATCTTTTTCTTTAAAATATTCAATCTTTTCATTATGCTTTGATTGTAATGTTGCTCTATGATCTAAATGTGATTTCTTCCTTATTTTATCCTTGAACGACATATTATATAATTTTCCTATAAATTAATTTCTTTTATTATCTTTAGGTAAATAACCCAAAGAAATTTTATAATGTTATTTTATATATTTTAAATGGGTGGGCTCGCGCAATTGGTTGCCTATGGGTCACAAGATAAATATTTAACACAAAATCCACAAATAACATTTTTTAAAGCAGTTTATCGGAGGCATACAAATTATTCAGTTGAGTCCATTAGTCAAACTTTATCAGGAACAAAGGATTTTGGAGGAGAAATGAGGTCAATTCTATCAAAAGCAGGTGATTTAGCATGTAAAATGTATTTAGAAGTCACATTGCCTGAAATTGACCTTTCAACAAATTTACAAGTGTCAGGTGCCTCAAATTATTCAGTAGCATTTCGCTGGCTTAATTGGATAGGACACATTCTTATCGATGAAATAAAAATAAAAATAGGTGGACAAGAAATAGATAAACATACGGGTGAATGGCTTCATATATGGAATGAATTAACACAGACATCCGAAAAGGCCGAGGCTTATGCCGAAATGGTAGGAAATGTTCCAAAATTAACGCAAATTTATAGTTCGAATTCAAATTCAACAACAACACCCTGTAAAGTGGATGCATATACATTATATATTCCTTTGCAATTCTGGTTTAATAGGTCTCAGGCTGGCGCACTCCCAATAATAGCTCTGCAAAATAGTGATGTTGAGATTAGTATTACATTTAAAAGTTTAGATAGTTGTATGTGGGGTCATATGGTTCAATTGGATTCATCCGATACAACAGTTACAGATGATTATGATGTGGCACAAGGTTCTAATATATTCTCTTCTTCATCCGGTTTTAGCAGTTCAACAACACCTTCCATTTCCTCCGTTAAATTATATGTTGATTATATTTTTTTAGATACACACGAACGACGTAGATTTGCCGAGGTTGCCCACGAATATTTGATTGAAAAAGTACAAATTAAAATTAATAAAGATATCGCTTCTGGAACAACACAACAATCCATTTCATTAAACTCTTTATCTCATCCGGTCAAAGAGATAATATGGGTTACACGGGCAAATAAATTTGTTGATAAATCATTTACACAAACACGTGGAGGACATCAATATTATAATTTCACAGACGCTTTTGATTATAGTGGTTTCACAGGAACACCTGAAAATTATTGGGGACCTGGTTTACGGGGTGGTAGAGCTCCTCAAAATATATTCTATGGTGCCAGCACCGTAAAAATAAGAGGAGAATTAAATGAAGATAATTCCACCAACAATTTTCTTGGCGGCGTGGAAAGCACTTCAGTTGCATTCAATGATGCCAATGCAACAGTTAATAAAGATGCCACAGGATATGCAGATGTTATGCAATATACACCAGTTAGTGGTATTAATAAAACGGAAAATAGATATATGGAACATTTGCTTGGTCCCGCTTTATCACAACCAGTATTAGCATCTGAAAATAGCGTTGGATTATGGAGTGCTACCAACAATAACCTCAAATTATTTAATGCAGGAAAAAATCCAACCACCACTGCCAAAATTACATTAAATGGTACTGACCGATTTTCTGCACGAGGTGGTGATTATTTCAATTTATGGATGCCACATCATCATCATACAAATAACCCAGCACCCGGTATTAATGTATATAGTTTTGCCGAAAATCCAGAAAATCATCAACCATCTGGTACTTGTAATTTTTCAAGAATCGATGATTCTAATTTAGAAATTACGGCATTGAGCACCAATATTCAAAATTATACTTCAAATGTTCGTGTTTATGCATTTTCTTATAATATTCTTCGTATTATGGGTGGCATGGGAGGGTTGGCGTATTCCTCTTAAATTATTTTTTATTTTATCTATTTTTATTAACATTTAACCATCCATTCCCATAAACTGACGAATGCCCTGTGGTTGTAAATGGTTTATTTTATCGCTAAGGTATTGACTGGTTGTTTCTACCAAAGAATTAGAATATTTTTTATATTTATTTTCTAATATGTCGGCGATTAACTGAAATCTTGGTTTTGGTTCCATGTCATCCATTGTTTGTGTATATGCTTCTTTGCATTTCGTTGCTTCAAAATCATCGACAATACTTTGTGTACTTGGTGGAGAAACCATTATTTATTATTTTTATTGTCAATGTCCTATATTTTATATATTTGTTTAAAAATAATCAATTTTTTTAGGTTATTTAAAAACTGATGACAATTATATTATAGGTATATTATAGTTAATGGTACAATGTCATATAAATATAATAAATTAGAAAATAACATATTAGAAAATAACACATTAGAACCAGAATGTGCTATATGTTTAGATACATTAAATGAAAATGTTAAAAAATTGGAATGTGAACATTATTTTCATGCAAATTGCATTGATGAATGGGTAAATGGACATTTTAGTTGCCCTCTCTGCCGAAAAGTTGTCAGCAATAAATTTAAAGGCACTCATTTACCTTTTCCCTGGTTTTGCTTGTTCAGGAGACAAGTTATTATTGAATTTCACGAAGATGTTTTACATTTGAGTTATATATTCCCAAAAAAATATACAAATTATATTCCTATAAAATGTATTCGAATAATATCATTTTCAAATAATCATATGATTATTTCTTTAACAACTAAAAAAATAGTCATTATATTAAATGACGTCACTATATATAATTTATCTAAGATTATTCAATCGAAATTTAAACTTGTGGAATCAAATTTCCTGAATTAATAATTTCGCATAACACCCGCAGATTGCCATTGAACCGATGGAGGACCAGTAGGAACTGCACGGGTTGACACTATTTTAGTTATAATTGGTTCATCATTGGGTGTTGGTAATCCTAATGTTTGATTTAATGGTGTTGGAATACAAGGACGATGATTATCTCTCTCAACTATATTTGTATTAATATGATAATCAAAGGGGATTAATACTCTTTCTTGAGGATCTAAACATAACCATTCCCACCGATTCCAACCAGTTCCACGAAGATTACTCGATGGATTAGATAAACGTGTATCTTCCGTTTCAAGCATAGAACAATCTGTTAATTTTACATTTTGATTTCTATTTTCAATTAAATTACCCTCCTTATCAAAACGAGGTAAATGTTTTTTTGTAGAACAATTTGAAGCATCACGTTCGATATTTAAGATATCTGAGTTAACATCCACCATTGAACGATTTGCATCAAAAGAAACTCCTGTTCTTTGCATACGTATTCTTGGGTCATTAGGAAAACATGGAGCACAATTTCCAGCAAAAGGTTCAGATAATTTATATTCACCGGGTCCAATAGATTCAGATAATTCCTGTGCATAAGCACATGTATCTGTATTCAAACGATTATGACTCATTTTCTATTCGTATTTATATAATTAAAATATATATTTATTTATACTTATAAAAAATTGATTGTGTATCATAAATATAAATTATTGATAGTGAGAATATAAAGAAATATCTATTAATAATCTATATTATGGAACCTAATATTAACATCACAGACAAAAAAACAAAAGAAACATTATATTTTGATATAGAAAATATGAAATCTTCATTTGCCAATGGGCTTCGCAGAACCATGTTATCAGAAGTTCCAACAATCGGATTTATGACTGAAGATTATATTAATTCATCTCTTCGTGTATTAGCAAATACAGGTTCTTTACATAATGAATTTTTATTACATCGTCTCAGTCTTATTCCAATTCATATTAAAGATCCAATGAGTTATAATCCAGACCATTATGAATTTGAATTAAAAGTAAATAATAATTCGATAAATCCACTAAATGTCACTTCACATGATTTTAAAATCACAAATAAACTCACAAACACAGTCATGAAAACAGATGATTTTTTTCCGAAAAATGAAATTACAGGAGATTATATTTTAATTACACGATTAAAAGCAAATACCAGTGGAGAAACAGGAGAATCCATTCATATTAAAGGCACAGCAGTAAAAGGGACTGGTTCTATAAATGCATTATTTAGTCCTGTTTCTTGTGCTATTTTCACAAATACAATTGACCCAAAAAAATTAGAGACTGCAAAAAAAAATTATCTGGAAAATAATAATAAAGAACACAAATTAACTAAAGATGAAATAAAGGTATTATCACACAAATTTATGATTACAGAAAGTGAACGACATTTTTACACGGATGATAATGACGAACCAAATAGGTTTAGTTTTAAACTTGAATCTATTGGTGTTTATCAACCACATACAATTCTTGTTATGGCTCTTGATTTATTAAAGAAAAAACTAAATGCCTTTGTGTTTGATTTAAATCGTAACATCGAAAATGAAAGTAAAAATGAAACAAATGTAAAAATAGGAAAAACAACTGCTCGTATGGATGCTTATGATATAACTATTAAAAATGAAAATCACACACTTGGTAATCTACTTCAGGATTATCTTCTAACATGGGGGAGCGATATCGTTCAATATGTAGGATATATGAATCCACATCCATTGGAGAATAAGATTATCCTAAGAATAAAAATAAAGACAGACCCAAGCGATACCGACATTATGATAAAAGATAAAATATACGAGGAAATTAAGGATGTTGTTGATAAATTATCAAAAGTAATTGATACTATGCGAGTTAATATTACAAAAGAATTGGGTGGCGATTTAACTAAATAATA